GCTCACGAGCCAAATTTCTGTATTCTTGTGTTTGCATTATCCTAATAAAGTTTTCTTACCTAATTCAATATTTTCGCCTAAGCCTTGAGAAGAAGTTAAAATAGTTTTTCTTCTACCTTTTCTTTTTGTTTTCAAACTTTCGTCTTGATCCATTTCAATATCTGTTGGACCAGCAGGTGCATCAATTGGTTGTGGTGCATCCATTTGAGAAACAACTTTAGGCTGCTCTACTGCTTTAGGTTTTGGTATAAATCCGCCCATAGTATTAACCTCCTAATAAAGTTTTTTGATCAGTCTCTGCTGCAACATCTTCGTAATCAGGTGATGTAAGAATAGTTGATCTTCGACCTTTTCTATTTCTATTTCTTCTTCTTAATTCTTCTTGTTCCTGCTCTTCTCTAGCTGCATCTTCTGCAGATGGAACATCGTCAACACTTGGCTCTATAATTGGCGGAGGTGCTGGCATTTTTGGTTTAAAGATTGAACCCATAATTGTAATCCTTTTGTAAATTTTTATTTGTTATTATTTTCTCTCTGTCTAAACCAACCGCTAATACTCTAAACGCGTCGCAAGCGTGACTTGCCCACGAGTGAACAGGTTTAGCAGCGTAAACTCTATCTTTGTCATTATACTTTCTGTGATAATGCCTAAGTGAATTTATAAGCTTAGTACAATTGTCGACATCGATATAACATCTTGGCAAAATCATTTTGACTGCGTGGATGCCATCTTCGATTGTTAGCTTAGGTGCTATTCTAAATCTTAATCCTAACTGATAGGCGACCTCTCTTTTGGTCCTACCTGTCGTGAAATCGGTTTGCTCTAAATCGTGTGGTCCTAGATGTTTGTCAAAGACATAATCCTTTTCCTTGAGATATTGAGCATAGTGAGGAAACGCCTCATTATTGTTCTCATAAAAGTCAATGATGTTAATACTATTCCCAATAACTTGATAAAAAATAATAGAAGTAGCATCATTAAAACCAATATCCCAAGCGGTAGAAACAGGATAGCTTGGATCGTAAACCACTCTAGTAATCCTCTTTTCATCTTCTAATTTATTTAAAAGTTCACCATAGATTGAGCCTTTAATGTTTCCGATAAAAGAACATTCAAACTCTTGATTATATTTTGATTGTCCCATTATGGACAATGCAGCGTCTAACTCTTCTTGGTCAATCAGTTTAGTTTCACTAACCTTTGCAGTGTAGCCAAACCAACCGTCCTCTTTTTTTGCTTTTAAATAATAATCATAAAAAAGATTGTTCATTCCTTTTGGTGTACCGCAAAGAGATAACCAACCTTTTCTATCAGCTAAAGCAGGTCTAATAACTTCATCCAGCAAGTCGGATGAGATTTGAGCTGCCTCGTCTATTACTGCGCCGTCAAGGTAGATACCTCTAAGGCTATCAGGATTTTCAGACGATAAGAGCATTATTCTAGCTCCGTTCATAAAATCACATCTAAGTTCAGTTTCGTTGTACTTAGTCTGAGGAATATTTTTTGTGTATTGCTTAACGTAGTCCCAAGCAATCTTCTTGGCTTGTGAATAGGTCGGAGCAATGTAAGCAAAACGTGGATTATAATTTTTAGATGTCATCGCGCATTTAATTAAATGGTTGATCAACATCACTGTTTTGCCAAACCTTCTATGACAACATAGAACACTAAATCTATGTTTCTCTAATTCTGTATGTATGAAAGCCTGTTGCTTTCTTGGCGAATACGGTATTACAATTTTCATTAGTGAATTGTTGGAACTTTATCTTTGTCGAAGTATCTCATCTTAATCTTTGTAAAGACAAAATCTGCAAACTCAGGTAAGTCAGCCTCTTCCTCAAATCCATTAAAGACCATCATCAAGTCACCGCCATATGTGGTAAATGTAAAACCACTGACATTTTTAAACTTGCTAGGTATTTCAAACTGTTTCTTTTTCTTTGTGTCGCTCATCGGTAATTATATACGTATAAGCCGTCGCCGCCATTTTGAGGTGTGGCTACTGCTTTTAGATTTTTTCCGTTTTTCTGAGGTTTTTGACTTGCTTTTAGATAGTCAATCGCAAGCTCTACCTTGTTATTCTTTATTTATTTAGCTGCTTGGTACGTAAATGGTACGCTCTTTATATATATCGAACTCCATAACACGCGCGAGAACTCTTTAGTCCGCATTAATTACCTGACTTTCAACAGTCTTAGGTGGTTGCTCCCAAGTTATCTGAATTTTTGTGTCTTGTACTATTTCTTGTTTATCACCGTATAAGCTTGGCAATAGCTTTGAGGCTAGCCAACGATAGTGATGCAGTTTCTCTCTAACTAAATTAACATCCTTTGATGATACTGTTTCAAGTTCATCAATCATCTTGTCTAAATAAAACTGACAACCAATCTTTCTAGCTTGGCTAATCTTGTTTGAAAAATCTTTATCTGTCTTAATCCAATTATATACCGTTGATAAGCTTGGCATATCTTTAGCTTGGCAAATCGAGGTAAGTGTCTTTCCGTTCATTAACTTTGTTTCTAAACTTTCGGTCAATGACTTTGTTAATTGTATCTTGTTTGACATTTTTTAAATTTTGTAAGGACCTTTGTAGTCCTGATTTTGTAGTTGGTCCTGCAGATAAGCCAGCGTGGAATTTACATCTAAACTTTTTAGATGTTTTACACCAATAACCTTTGCACTTACATTGGACCGTATAATTGCTGCCTCTTGTAAATGATTGGCAACGATAAGGTTTGAATTTCATATGCGAAACTAAACTGTTGGAATAAAAAAAAAGAGTAAAAAAAAATTATAAAAACAACTTTTATAAATTACATACCTTCATACAGTAAAATTATACAAGTGGTTTCTTATTTGTCTAGTCTCTAAGATTTTATAATATTGAAAAAAAATATTTTTATTTCGAGGATAGTTAAATTAGATAAACTTTTTGTCTAATTTGTCAAAGTTATTTTTAATTTTATTTGATAATTTGTCTAAGACTTTATTATATCTATTCTTGATTGTAATACGATGAAAACCAAAAAACTTTCCAAGCTTAGTCCATTTAAATCTGTTTGCTCTCATCCAAAATAATTTTCTGTCTAGTGTAGGATCTTCTGATATATCATCTTCGATCATTAACATTATGTCTAAAGCTAGTTCATATCTTGTCATTTGTCTTGGCGTTGCTCTTAAAACTAATTTAGGTTTGACGTGAAATCCCCAATCCTTTTTATCATAATAACTTTCAAGGACCTGATACATTGATGGAACTCTTTTATTGTTTGGAGCTGCAATAAATCTTTCAGCATATGCAGCATCATCAAGGATCTGCACAATGAGCTTTTCTAATTTTATTTGCTCGTCAATTATTTGTTCTATGTTTTTTAACATCTCGATAGATCCAGCTATACATTAAATCGTTTGGATTAATTTTATTAAACTCTTCGATTGGCAAATCGTTAAGCTTATCGAATAACTCGTACTGATCCAAGTTAGGATATAAATATTTTTTAGTTGTGAATTGTTGTGTATGATTTTTTAATGTGGACCAACCTTTGCTGCTGCCAAATCTTGTGAAACCTATTTGTTGTATAAAATGTTTGTGTCTTGGCATATCGAATACAAGATATTTACCTGCGTCTCTGATAGAAATTAAAGCAAGTCCGTCGATATGTATTCTTGCTAATCTATTTAAACTTTCTTGTACTTGTTCCAAACCAATTTGAAATGTACCTGATATGTCAACCAATCGAATAAAGCTTGTTAAAGTTTTTACATTAAACTGATGGCAGCAATACGAGTACACTCTAAAATCTAAATTATTTAATTTATTTTCTTTTAAAATTTTGGTGTCAGATAGATAGAAATTCGACATATTTTTGTTGCCTCACAAATTGATTGCCACATTTATTGGCTTTGATTTTTCTAATTAAATAATCTTTGTTCTCACAATCAGGTCCGTGAGAAACCAAAGACATATGCTCAAGGAATTGCAGCATATGATCAGGTGTTAAATTCATCCATTGCTTATCAGCGTGAGGATAGATCCTTCTAATATCAAACCTGATGCAGCTCCTAAACTTGGTGCTTTCATCCACCGTATAGAAGATTTCAAAGTATGGAATTTCTGCTGCCTGAGCTAAAAATTTATATGGTCGTCTATGCCAATCAGACTTACCTCTGAATTGGAAATCCTTATTATAGATAGTATCAGCTAGAAATAGTGGTGTTGCGCAGGCTGGACAGATGCCGCAAACGTCAATATCTACGTAGTTTATACCGTCATTTTGCAGCCTATGCCATTGGCTAAAAGGCGATACTAATTGGTCAAAATACTGATTTCTAGGCATATTTTAAATCGTCTATAATTCTCACCTTATTTGTCAAATAAAAACATACAGACTGTAGGATAGATATTGCAATCTCAGATTAAGTCGTTATATAAGATAGTATTATGGCAAATAAGCTAGATAAAAAAATTAGTGACCACATTTTAGAGACTAAATATCCTGATACTTATAGAGGACCTGTAAAGGAAGAGAAATACGGTGATTGGAAAATGGTTGCCGAGCTTGTGGATTTTAAAATTGTATTCACATCACCATCAACAATATTAATTCCTGCAAATGTAGATGTAATGTTTCTATATAAATTACCTGCAGGAAAAAAAGAAAGTGAACAAAAGAAGTTAGTTATATTTGGTAAAGAGGATGCAGTTCACGATCACGCAATCAGTATAATTAATAGAAAAAAGAATAAAAGAAATCTTGGTGAATTTTTAGAAAGATTTAGGAAGGCGTGGGAAAAAGCTAGAATAGATGGCTACTCTTCACTAAACAAAACAGATAAATTTAATCCATTTAATTTAACTCAGCCTACAAGTTTATTATCAAGAGCAATTGATAAAACAGGTGTTGATAAAAAAACTTTTGCAGAAAAAATTGGAAAGAAATCTGCATCACTTTATCATCACACAAAAGGTATCAGAGAAATGTCAAGAGATACTGCAATTGAATATGCAGAAAAATTAAATTGTGATCCTGTTGATTTGATGTTTAATAAATTAACTATACCTGTATGGGCTAAAGCTAATACTTTAAAAACAGTTGAGCTTGATACTTACTACGAGCCTTGCAAATTATTTCCTTACTATGCAGACAAACCTGATAGAACAATTGTACCAAGAGATTTATATAGATCAGATTTAAAAGCAATTCAGATTGATGCGAAAGGTTCTATGTATGACGGTCAAGTAGGATTTTATTATTATTCAAAAACTGCTGATGTAAATCACTCAAACAGATTAGTTGTTGTTGGAATAAAAGAAAAAGGTTTTATGGATGAGGAAGAATTAAATTATTATTTTGGTTTGTATGAAGAAGTAAGAGGTAAAGCACACTTAATTACTCCTGATCCATACATAGAAAATATGGAAGATAAATATATCAGAAAAAATTTTGATCCAATTTTTATTGCACCAATTATTGCAATGGA